ACCATTTTAATCCAGTTCTTGCTTGTGCTTTAACTGAACTTGGTATTTTAAAATTTATATTATCGTATCTACCCATTCCCAAACATCTCTATTTGTCGTAATCTTTCTTTAGCTAATTCTTCATTAGGATAACAACCAAATAAAGTTTTACCGTCTTTTGAATAAACGCAATATTCATTATCCTCTTTTTTAATTGTTTTATATTCTTCATCATCTGAAGTATCAATATCTTCAGCGTCTTGTTGTTCTTCAGCAACTGGATTAATTTCTTGAGTATTACCGTGTTCCATAGAGTGTTCCATTAATTCATTGGCTTTTACAATTTGAATATTATTAGGAATAAAATAAATTGCTTGGCTATCATCTGTTGGTAGTCCAGCTATTTCTCTTGCTTCTGCAACTGTTGCCCAACCATTTTTAACTGCAATACTCATTCTTGTATATAAATCATTTGCGTCTGTTTGTAATGCTCTAACTTCAGACAAATCATATTCGGCAAATGCATTTACTTCAAATTCAAAATCTGGAATTAATAGCTGATAAGTTAATTCTTGTGCAACTAATCGCCATAATGGAATAAGTTTATTTTCAGTAAAGTATTCTCTTAATTCACTAGCATTAGAATAGGTTGCTCTGTCTAGTCCAGCACCTAAACCGGCAAGAATAGCAGGAACACCTAATACTGCAGATACTCTTTCTTCAGGTACTCGTCTTAATGTTCCAATATCTAAATCTCTAGGAGATAAAGATATAGGTTCAACTTTCATATTACCTGACATAACTAATGGCTCACCACGATTTGGACCACCAAATTTTCTCTTAAAAGTATTTGCAATTTCTTTAGCTTCTTCTTCGTTTGGACCATAATCATCATTTGGACTAATTATTAATCCCGGAACACCCATATTTGCTAATAAAGCAGTTGCTAATTGTCCAGCAGATTCGTCACCATATATTTCTCTTAATACAGTAGATAACGGACTAAATCCTTTTTTATGATTTTCTGGATTAACAGACATTCTTAGATGTATCATATCCTCTGGTTTAATTTCAATTGTTTTTTTTGTCATCTCATATTCATAATGAGTAATTAATGTTTCTTCATTTCCTTTAGGTGTTACTTTGGCTGGCATTAATGGATAAAGTGAAATAACTTGGCCACCGCCATTTCTTTGTTTTAACAAATATGCGTCACCTGAAACGTGCATTGCATTGATAATATATTGCTTTAACATATCACCACTCATAAATGGATTTGGTCTATCAAGTAAAGTAATAAATTGATGAGTGTAAATTGTTTCTAATTCACCTGCTTTATCTTGAACTTTAATAAATAACTTTGGCTCGGCAAAAGAAGTACCTAATGTTTGAAGACAAGCAGTTACGGCTGAGTTAGAACTACCGTCTCCAATTTCACTAACATCAAATAAACCTGCTTTACTATTCCAACCTTGTAAAAATGTTCTGTTGTTATAAACTAAATCATCATCTGCAAAAAAGTTGTAATACTTTTCTTCACTTCTATTTTTATTAGCTTGTCTGATTTGAGGTACCAAGCTCCCCATTAATTCAAAAAAACTTCTATTCTGTTCTACCATAATTCCTCTCGCAGTTTGAGGTCAGCCGGAACGCACCAGAGGACAACCGACCTCTTACTGCGACTAATAAGCTGTCCATTTCTTTTTCACTTGTGTTTCAAGAACTGCATAAGCTAGTGCGTCCACTTGGTCATCGTGTTGTCCAGCTGGGAACTGCAATAGTTCTCGCTGAAAATCCGGTAACCAATCTGCTTCAGCCCTAAAATATACATTACCACCTTCTAGTCTAGCAGTTAGAGGCATTGCTCTAGCTACCTTATCTTTATCAGGATAAAGTTCTCTAACAGGCAAACCCTCTCGTCTAGCCATTTGGACTAGTGCTAACTGAAAATTTACTTTCTCTATTGATACCCATTGTAGATTATTTTTTAGCATAGATTGTTTGATAGCAGGAATAATGTCTGGACCCTCTAGTCTTTGTCTAATAATATCAAGAACAAATAAATTATTTTTTTTATCAATTGCTACTGAACAAATTACTGTATAGTCTGCCGTCTCTTTTACACTCGCTGCTAAATCAACTGTGGCAAATCTTATACATTCATCAAGATTAAATTTGTAATCGCCACAATCAATAATGTTTCCGTCTTGTTTAAAGTATCTAAACCATTCAGGTTTAATTATTCCTTCACCTGCCTCTAAAAATTCAGCTTTGTATTCTTGTGCAAATAACAAACTACCAATTTCCTCTTTAGCTTGTTCCAATTCATCTGCAGGAATAAACGGATTACTAGCAGTAGGATAATGAAATGCTTTCCAACCTTTTCTTTCTTGTGCTCTTAAATATAATTCGTGAAACCAATTATGTCCGTTAGGTGTAGATATAAATAATGCTTTACCTTGTCTTTCAGTTAGAGCAGGACGAATAACTTGCGACCATAGTTCTTCACGCAAAAATGCTGCCTCGTCCATTACAACATAATCTAATCCCTCACCTCTTAGTCTTTGTGGATTATCACCAGATTTAATTGCAATTGAACCACCACCCGGAAGTGTTACAATTCTATCGCCTAATCTCATACGGTCTTGTTCTCTAATAAAATCGCCTTGAGAATATGCAACATCAGGTATCTGCATAACTGCTTGCATAACTGCACGCCAACCAACCGTTGCTATTCCATAAGTTGGTGCTATCCACCAAGCACGGCCACCTCGTAATGCTACTTCTAAAGAAGTTACTATTCCTAATCTAGTCTTGCCCCAACGCCTACCTGCTGCTAAAACTTTAAACCTAGTTGTATCTTCATACACTTCAAGTTGAGCAGGATGAAACTTTGGAAACTTGTAGGTGCTATTCATAACTACTATTTTAGCTGATAATTTAAGTAATTTTTTTGGATTTTTTTTAGTAGTTTGCTTAGAGCTATCTTTTATTGAGTTTTATTTAAAAAAAAATTAAAAAAAAGTTAAAATAAAGTTGATTAATAACCAATAAAGAGGTAAAATTAACTTATGAATTACGGAATATCACGAAACGGAGGAAAAATGGATATCAAGTCATTCTACACAGATGAAGAACTAGCTACACAAATTAGAGCAGACGGCACTGATTTGAACGGCTTACCAGTTGCACGTTTATTCACAATTGAAGAACTAGCAACTAGAGTTGAAGAAATGAACGGCACAGACCAATGTGTCTCAGTGCTTAACCAAATAAACGAATCAGTTCAAGATAATGAAGAGGATTATACAAAACTTCATATCGCTTACTGGACAAACTTCGCTAAAGCTTACTTAAACGTAAAAGTAGCGGAACAACAAAGTGGATTGAGGTTGTCATAATGCCTTCAATCAAAAAATCAGAAGTAATAACACATCGTGATGATATCGCGGTGTGTTATGACGAACACAAATTAACTGGTTGCACAAGCACTAGTTATAAAGAAGTAACAGAATATGACTATGATGACGGTCTAGCAATGGACGGTTGGATAGAATGTATGAAATGTGGGAGGACATTTTAATATGAGTAAAGATACAAAAACTAATAATGCGGTAGATTTAAATAATTTACCGCACATTAAAGAAACAAAACTATTCACTAGAACAGTGGACGGTAGAATGATAGATGACCCAAAAAATGGTCAAGACTATCTTAGAGTTAATTATGAAGTAGAGGGTTGGTGGCACGGTGCTCCAATTTCTTTGACACTTGATAGAGACTGGACAATTGCTGACGGATATGCTGAAGTAATGACTTGGGATATGAAAACATCATCAGGTGGACAAAATACTGGTCAATCTGTTAGAGACAGAATTGAAGTTCTACAAGCAATTCTTGCCGATATGGTTGAAGTAATGGACCAAATTGGTTACAATTAAAATATAGCGAATTATCCCCGAACACGCAAGTGCAAGGGGATTTTTCGTATCTTGGCCAAAAACTGCTAATTTGACTTTTGACAAATTGTATTGTAAAATTATTTATGAGGCAAAATACATTTAGAGATTGGAGGATAAATGGACACGCCTAATCATAATCATAACTTTGACTTACCGTATCAGTCGAAGTATTATACTATGAGTTTGAGTACTCTTGGATTAACACCAAGAACTGAAACAAAGTATCAATGTTCTGGTTGCTTTATGACAAGAGATAATTATATGCGTGGGTATATTCAGCATGTTAGTAACCGTGTAAACAACGAACTAAAAAGCTACGAGAAAAACTATCCTAATAGTGT